TGTAATGGAGTCGGGGCTTAGGGTCAACCTGAAATTTAATATCCTAAAAAAAGAATTTATTGATGCTGCGGTTAACGCAAAATACAAGGGTGAGTTTTTTAGCAACAGGATATGGAGTAATAAGGCCTCACTCGTGGACACACTACAGTCCTCTATTATCGGCGCTATGAAAGGCAATGTAACGATAGACAAGATAGGCAGGGAGATTCGAGACCGATTTAATGTTGCGGCTTATGACAGCCAGCGTTTAGTAAGAACCGAAACGGCACGGGTACAGACACAGGCAAGCGAGGATATAGCAAGAGCGACGGGCGTCGAAGAGGTTATGTGGAGCGCTACTTTGGATATGAAAACCGCTCCCGAAGACGCAGAATTTGACGGTAAGGTTTGGGGCATCAATGAAGAGCATCCCGAGCCGCCACTCCATCCGAATTGTCGTTGCGTACTTATAAATGTTCCATTCGCGGGATGGAACCCATCGGCAAGAAAAGACAACGAGACCAAAGAGATTATCGCATATAAAACTTATGCTGAGTGGGTTAAAGACAAAGGGGTTGATTAATTGAATATACCTGAAACAGTGAAGATCGGGTGGAGAAATTACGCCATTACCCAAGGAGAGTCCCGTTTAAGTGACAAAGGATGCGACTTATACGGTGAAATACTGTACGAAGAGCGCAAGATATATCTATACGACAAGATTGATACTGATGAAAAGAGCGTTACCCTTCTCCACGAAATAACCCACGGGATACTGTATAACATGGGAAGCAAATTAAGGACAGACGAGAACTTTGTTACTGCGTTTACTGAAAACCTTTACCAAGTGATTAAAGACAACCCTAATCTATTTAATAATACTTAATAATACTTAATCAGCATCCATCCGGGATGCTTTTTATGTGTAACTAATTGCGTTGCCAGTTCAGAAGAGTTGGTAGGGCGGAAAGCAGGAATATATTATGCCAGTTGAAAATATCGGAGAAATAACCACATACCTAGAGGCTAACAAGGAAAACGAAGAGGTCAAGACTTACTTAGCCGGTTTTAAGGTGCAGCCCACTTTAGAGGCGTTTAAGGCGAAGTTGAACGACGCAGATTTTAAAAGCTTTATGGATTCGGAACGCGATAAGCACAGTACAAAGTCTTTGGAAACTTGGAAGACTAATAATTTAGATAGTTTAGTATCTGCAAAGGTGAAGGAGCTTCACCCGGACGCAGACCCTAAGGACTTGGCACTGAACAAGCTCCAGGCACAGTTTGACAAGATGCAAAACGATTCACTTAAAAAAGATTTAACTAATAGGACGCTTAAGCAGTTCCAAGAAGCAAAACTGCCCTCCGAATTAGTTGATTTTATGGTAGGCGCAGATGAAGAAGCCACGAATAAGAACTTAGAAATGCTTACGGCTTTGTTTGCCAAACATGATGAAGCAATCAAAACCGAGTTTGCAAAAGGCAATAGTTATACTCCCCCGGCCAGCACAAAAGGTGGTCTGGGCAAAGAAGAAGAAGCCGCCCGGGCGGAGATCTCAAAGTACATGAAATAGGTTTCGGGCTTCCTTTAAAAAGCACTATTATTTTTGAAAGAGGTTTTATTAAATGCCAATAAACACCTTAGCTTACGCAACCCTATTTATGCAGGAACTCGACAAACAAATTGTGGCTGGTGCCACTTCCGGCTGGATGGAAGGCAATGCAGGGCTTGTGATCTACAATGGTGGCAACACGGTTAAAATCCCCAAATTAACCATGGATGGTCTGGGGAACTATGACCGTTCTCTCGGTTTTGCCCAGGGTGCGGCTACTCTTGCCTACGAGACTAAAACGATGGGGCAGGACAGGGGTCGTACCTTTATGCTTGATAGCATGGACGTTAACGAGACCAACTTTGTCGCGAATGCATCTAACTTAATGGGCGAGTTCCAGCGCACAATGGTTATTCCCGAAATTGACGCCTATCGCTACAGCACGATTGCATCTCTCGCCATTGCGGGAGCACGTGCAAGTGGTGGTTATACCCCTATAAAAGCAGACATCTACTCTAAGATTAAGGCTGATATTGCTGCTATTCAGGATGAAATGGGCGCAATGCCATTAGTTATCACAATGTCTATTGCGACATTGGCAATATTAGAGGGTTCAACAGAAATGGTTCGTCAACTTGAAGTTGGAGCCTTTAGCGGTACTATCCAGTCCGAGGTAAAACAGATTGACGAATGCCCGATCATTGAGGTGCCGAGTGCCCGGCTCAAGACCGCTTATGTTTTTAATGATGGTAAAACTGCTGGTCAAACAGTCGGCGGATTTGTTCCTGCTGCCTTGGCTAAAAATATCAACTGGATTATCTCCGCTGCTAATGCACCAATTGCTATTAGTAAAACGGATAATATCAGAATCTTTTCACCTGATCAGAACCAGAGCGCAGATGCATGGAAATTAGACTACAGAAAATACCACGACTTGTGGATCCTGGACAATAAACTTGGTTCTGTGTTTGTGAACGTAAAAGAAGCCCTGGTCTAAGATGTTTGAGTTGAGAAAATTAAATGTCCATCGCATTGTGGCAACTAAGGAAGAAAAAGCCCAGTTGCTGAGTCAGGGCTACGAGGAAGTTAAAGAAGTGTCCAAAGAAGTAATTAAAGTTGAAGAGGTAAAAAAAGAGGGCAAGAAGGGTAAGGCGTAAAGCCTGCCCTTTCCCTTTAAGGAGGTAGGTCATGCTATTAGACGATATTAAAACAGTTCTAAATATAACCGACACATCAAAAGATACCTTACTTGCCGTTTATATTCGCAAGGGCACAACATTGATTACCAATTATATGAATGCCCCCCTTGTTCCCGTCACAGACCCTATAACATTGCCTGTAGATGTTGCCACAGTCTATGCCGACGCCTTGCTAGAGTATGCGACGCTATGCTATAGAAAGCGTGGACAAGAGGGCGTTAAACAGTTCAGCCAGGGCAGCCGATCAGGAACATATGAAGACAGCTTGCAAGGGAGCGTAAAAGACCTGCTACCCTCCCCGTTTATCAGGATGATTGGTGTAAATTATGTTATGTAATTATAGCGTGGGAGTGTGGAATCGGGGGCCGAGTACAAAGGTAAATGGCATAACAATACCAGGTGTACTGGCATTAGGGGAAAGCATAGATGTAGATGTTCAACCCTATACAACAGCGTTGCTACTACTTGCTTACGGTTACAACATCGAAGTTAGTAATAGAGTGTTCGTTGATTACTTTGATGCAAATATAAAGATAGGAACTATTCTAAAGTACGTTGATGGATATGGCACTACATTGAATTTAGAAGTAAAAACAATACCCTGGAATCAAGACTACATGGAAGTTATATGTCTCGCAGTTACAATATAAAAAGCCTACTGAAAAGTAGGCTTTTGGAACTAATTTGTAAATTAGCTAATCAACTCTGGATTTTCGTAGATGTTCCCAATAACTTCAGTTTCGCCCGGCATTGTTAGCCCAATGTGACCGCTAAAAAAGCCTGTTTTAAAATCTTTTCTTAAGAGACCACATGTAGCTTGATTAAACTCAACAATGAACGTCCTTGGTTCCAGACTGAACGCGCCATCTTTTTCTTGTTTGAAATCAAGATCAAAAATAATATCACCATCATAGATTTCCTTGCCGTTTTTATCCTTGCGGCCAGTGTATTGCATAAAGCTTACAGATGGCTCATCACTTTCATTCTCGGACCTATAGGAATCTATACATGGTCCACCTTGCCATTTAACAATGTCTAAAAAACTATTGAAATAGTACATTTTCCAATCGTCAGGATGCCATGCCCGAAACTTGATTTTTCTCATTTGTCTTCCTCCTCTAAATATTCTATTAGAATTGTGATGATAAGGTTGTTGAATGACCTGTTCTTACTCTTGGCGATCTCCTCCAATCTCTTTTTTAGTTCCTTATCAATGACAAGGTTTGCTCTTACTTTATCCTTGCTGATCACCATATAATTCACCTCAACAATAGTATAACATACATACAAAGGTATTGCAACAGTTACGTAATTGTGTTATAATATATGTGAGGTGAAAAGATTGGAAACAAAAATTTGTAGCAAATGTGGCAAAGAACTAGAACTTACTAAAGAATATTTTAACAAACAAATTAGAAACAAAGATGGGTTTAAAAACAAATGCAGAGATTGTTGTAAAAAAATACATCAGCAATATTACAAAGATAATAAAACAGGCATTCTTGAAAAGTCTAAACAATACGGTATAGACAATAAAGCTACTAGATCAAACCATCATAAACAATACGTTAAAGATAACGCGGAACATTTTAGGGAATATATAAAAAAATGGCAAGCCGAAAACCATGATAAAGTTTTAGAAGCTGGCAGAAGACATAACGAAAAGCACAAAGCTGAAGTAATCGAATATAGGAAACGGTATAGGGAAACACACAGGGAAGCCCTGATTGAATGGTTTAAACAATATAACTTAGACAACAGAGAAATTAAAACCATCTCTACTCAAAGGTATAGAGCTAGAAAGCTCTTACTTCCATCTACACTGACCAGCAAACAATGGGAAACAATAAAACAGCATTTTAATAATAAGTGTGCGTATTGCGGAAAGGAACTTCCGCTATCTCAAGACCACTTCATAGCAATAAAAAGCAGTGGCGAGTATGGCCTAAACAACATAGTCGCTAGTTGCCGGAGTTGTAATAGTAGCAAAGGCTCAAAAGATTTCTTTGGATGGTACCCAAAATATAAATATTATTCAAAGAAAAGAGAAAAGCAAATACTTGAATTTTTAAACTACAAAAATGGGATACAACAATTAGCACTTACTTTTTAGTAGGTGCTTTTTATTTGAGAGGAGGTGGTGCTATGTGGAGTATAAATCTTATCGGAATGAGGTGCTGGCTGTTCTCAAATTATGCAAAAAAGAGTTTTGCGAAGGGGTAGGGACATTGGTAGTTGCTGAGGCACAAGCAAGAACTAAAGTTGATACGGGTAATCTCAAAAGGTCAGAAGTTTATGAGGTAATGCCAAATAATGAAGGTGTTAATGTAGGCGTCAATGAGTCTGCTCCCTATGCTTTGACAATTGAAAAAGGTTTATCAGGACATAAAGCACAACCATTTTTAGAACCGGGAGCAATGGCCAGCATCCCTAAGATTATAAATGTGGCGGAAAACATTTACAAGAGCAAGTTAGGGGGATCTTGATGTTAGAACTATATGGATTACTTGCCGGCATTATTGAACCGATTTGCCCCTGCTTTGCCGACCATTACCCAGAGGACGAAACAAAAACTTTTCCTTATGCCGAGATTAAATTTCCAAACGCCTTACCAAATAACAGTTTTAGTGACAACAATTTACTGGAAGTAGATATTTGGGACGACAAGGCGACCGATATTCGAGAGATCGAAGGCATTACTGATGCAATTCACAAGGCACTAAACCGCTTGCAATACAACGATGCGGTTATGAATGTATCTATTAACCGGAATACTCCGCATCGTCTTAATCTACCTGATCCAATTATCCATATTCAGCGCAGGGAATTGCGCTATGTTGTGACAGTTTATCTTAAATAATTAAAAGGAGGATAAAAAGCATGAATTCTACAAATACAATCGGCTTTACTACAAACACGCCGAACAACCTGCTCATTGATGCCGGAGCAGTATATAAAAACTACGGCTTGTCAAGTGAAGCGTTAATTGGTGCAACAAGTGGCGGCAATGAATTTGCAATCGCAATTAAAACCCGAGATGTAAAAGTCGACGGTTTAAAAGGCACTGTTAAAGGCTTAACTCGCATTATAAGCACTGATGTTACCCTTAAAGTTAATATGCTTGAGCTTACAACTGACATATTGAAAATGGCTCTTATGGGTGTGGTAGATACATCTATAAACGCAGGATATGACACCATTACAGGTAAAACAGAGATTGCCCTAACTGATTATATCGACAATATCGCTATTGTGGGAAGATTAAGTGGTAGTTTGCAACCAGTTATAATCATACTTAAAAATGCTTTGTCAAGTGACGGTATTAAATTTAGTGCTAAGGATTCAACAGATAATGTATTACCAGTCACATTCACAGGAAGCATTGACCCGCTCAATCCGACCATAAGTCCTTATGAAATTCGTTACCCGCAGGTTGGAGCATTGGCCGCGTTTTATATGCTGGCGGCTCCAATTATGGATAATGGCAAAATCCGCATGGACTTTAGCGATATCGTGGGCTTAACAGTCCCGTTTACAGGGTTTACAGCGAGTTTGCTTGGCGTTGGTGACATAATAACAGCGGCTGTCCGAGATGTAAACGACAAATCCGTTATTGTCCTCACCCTCACCACGGCCCCCACAGCAGGACAGGCGGTCACAATCTCTTATGCGCAGCCTACACTTGATGCAAATAGAGTTAAGTCTTTGGCTGGCGGCGTTCTCGCTACATTCCCGATTGTTACTGTAATAAATAACTAAACTAGAAAAGCACCTCTTCGCGGGGGTGCTTTTCCTATGAAAATAATTGGAGGTACACATATGAGAAAGCTAAAAACATCGGATATATTCGCGCTTACCCGGATTGTTAAGAAGATGAATATTAAAAAAGAGGTAGCAGAAGTCGCTAAAGATGTCTCTGGTTTTACCGCTGATGAAAAAGTCAAAGCAGAGGCCACAATGCAAGCGAGCCTAATCCTTATCTTCGTAGAGAATCTTGGTTCTGCCGAAGCTGAGATATATAAACTCTTAGCAGATGTTACCGACACAACTGCAGAAGATATTGAAAACATGGACATAGACTTGCTTCTCCCAATGATTAAGGAATTATTCTCGCAAGAAGGTATAGGCGATTTTTTATCCTCAGCACTCAAATAGAAATTGCTGAGTGCTTGGATGTTTTAGCGAGCCGATACGGAGACATGAACTACATCATGGGTCTTGATATCGTTATGGGTTACGAGATCATTAAGACAGCCTATGAAAAGAAAACAGAAGAACAGCTATGGAAACAGTACGCTTTGCAATATCCAGGGTGGGACGAAAAAACCTTTATTACTTTTGAAGATTACAAGATTAAGGCCTTTGGGACTACAGCTAAAGTGGACAAAGACCAAATACTGAAAGATGCAGATCTGATTAAAAAAGCTGACATGGCAGAAAGGGGGTAATTATTATTCAAATTTTTAGTTTGTTTGGCGAGGTCCTGTTAAAAGGGGATGCTGATATACACTCCAAGCTCAATTCCCTCGATTCTAAAGCCTCCGGCGTCGGGAAATCTATGGGTAGTTCCTTTTCTAGCATTGCTGGTGCAGCCTTAAAATTAGGTGCAGTTTTAGGACTTGGTATGGGCATAAAAGAAATGATAGATACAGCATCAAAGGGCCAGGATAGACTGGCACAGATGAACGCTGTATTAACTTCAACCCAGGGCGCAGCGGGCATGACGGCAGAACAACTCACTAAACTCGCTGAGGCAAATAGTAAGTTGAGCACAATGAGTAAGGGAACTAATATGGACACGCAAAACCTTTTACTCACGTTCACCCGAATTGGCAAAGATACGTTCCCTCAAGCTACAGTAGCGGTTAACGATATGGCAACGTCTTT